GGAAAGTCAGGTCAGCAGATTTGTTGACCGGTGCGAGCTTCTTTTCAAAGCCTCCCACTCAGCAGAAGCGTTGACAACTGCTTCGTTCCGAAGGGGTGTGGAATTGTGTTGTGAAGAAGCCCACCAATTGTATCGGAATACCGTTTTGGATCACCAGTCGAAACGTGTCATCGGAATTTATCATACTAAGCTCATGGCCATTTTGCCGAGTACTTATGCTGCTGATTTTATCCGACAAGATCGAATGTCACCTTTCGTCATCCATCTTTATGGTGATCCTGGTAAAGGAAAAACCTTGACTATGAAAGCATTCTCCAAGTGTTTTCCTCCGCATTTGACATATAACAAGCCAGTTCGCGGAGAACACTGGAATGGAGTTTCTCCCCAACACAAGTATGTGTTTTGGGATGAATTTTTGATGCATGACCCCGATTCAACACAGACTATGGACTTTTTGTCACTTGCTAGCACTGGCATTTTTATGCCTGAGCTTGCTTCTTTAGACAATCCTTCTGTTGGCATAAAAGGAACCCATGTTCGACCTGACATGGTTTTCCTTGCTAGCAATCATGGATGGCCTTCCTCGAATGTGCCCCGCGATGCGATCTACCGACGAAGAAATTTGCTGGTGGAAGTTGCTGTCGCTAATGGTGCTCCACTGACTATTGAAGGAAAATTAGATCTATCGAAAGCTAGTGTCGAGGAATTGAACACCTTGCCGTTCATCAGATATAGGATACGAAACACCATGTCTAATGAGGGTGTAGCAGGAGAATGGATGAATTTGGATTCACTTATGGGCATTATAGCTACTCAGTTTGAAGAATGGAAAGCCACCAATGTCAGAATTGCAGGATCGAGAGCTTGCGTCGAACGCAATGCTTTCGAAAAGGCTTGGGAAGACATGGAACACGCGTTTTCCAATTCTGTTCTTTGCGGAGGCGTGTCGACCACGGAGTGGTTGACTTCTAAGAACTTGTTGCCTTCTGGTAATGAACCAAAGAGTGGCGCACCTGTCTTGGTTTGTCGAGACAAATCAAGTATGTCTGTTGTCAAGTCCATCTTTGACAAGGTTGGTTTGGATTTTGAAACCCGAGCTTTGGAATTTTTCCATGACCAACATGCCGCTATTACATCGTTGGCGAAAACAGATATCAATCTGTTGAAGACTCAGTACGATGAAGCCACCTACTTCCAATGCGTTTTAATGCATCTTGCGAAGTATGTCCCTGCATCTCGATCTTATAAGACCTGGAAAGGATTCTGCTCAGCTGTTTTGGGCAGAGAAGAGAAAAATGCAAAGGGACTTAGTATTGATGGCTATTCTTCTGATGATTCGAGCACGACCTTTGATGATGCGGTAGAAAAGCTCTGGGATGAGAAAGAACTGGAAACGATGGATCTCCAGACCTTGATTCGCCGTTTCGCGTGTGAATGGGCTGATTTTTCCAGTTCTACTCTTGAGGAAATGTACACCACCCTTTCTAAAATTCTAGTCAATCAATGTATCGTTGACTCTGTCAACGGGATGCCAAGTACACGTGCTGCAGCTTTGGACACCTTGAAAAAGCTGGACGCTGTTCGAAAGAGAGCGTTTGTCAAGAAGATTGGGGTTGACGTTGTGTCTTCTCCGTATCACAGAATAATGTTGCAGAAATTGGAAGGACCAGCTAAGACTTGGTATTCAGTGAATACACCACCGAAATTGGACTATACCGATTATGAGAATGAACCTAAAATTGACAAGAGTTCGCCTCCCTCAGATGTGAAAAGCGGTTTCTCCGCCTTTTTGTCTGTTATTGTGAAAGATACTTCTACTGGACCACCTGTTATCCCTAGCTTCGGGATTTTGGAAACATCTCCGAAATATACTTTCACCAAGATGGCGGCTGTTGCTGCGGCTTTGACTGGTTTGTCAACTGTCTTCTATTTGATTTACCGTTATTTCAACAAGGAAGAAGAAATACCAGCCACACAAGAAGAGATTGACGCTGTTTATGGCGTCGCTTTGACCAGTAAGCCGCGGAAGAAGGTTCCGTCTGATTTCACTCCCTATGACCGTGAAGGATGGTCCCGCCAAGTCAACATGCGTAAGGTGGGCAAAGGACTGCTCACTGGACCAACCGAACCCACAGAACCACCTGTGATAGATTTTGCTTCATTGGCAGGACCGGCTGCTGTAAAGAAAGCCGTGTGCCAAATATCTTTTGATAAGGATTCGATGATGTATGCTATTTGTTTGGGAGACAACTATTTCCTTTGCAATGCGCATTTCTTCGCTGATTACGATCAAGGAAAATTTAAGATAGAGCATGATCACTTGTGGGTCAAGTTTGTTGGAGAAACTAGTTGGACCAAATGTTCTTTGGACACTGAGAGGATGGTTGTCAATGAAATGTACGACATTGCTGTTTTCCGCTTGTCCCCTGCTGCCACTTGCTTCAGAGGGTCTGTTATTAAACCGGAGAGCATTGTTGATTCTTTTATTGTTGACTCTGATCTTCAGAAGATTGGCTATACTAGTGTCATGGTCATTGGAGATAAAGACAATACTTCTGCCTCTTTTGCGAGAGTTCAGAAGGATGTCGATCCGATACGAGTTAAAAAGTGGGTCGTTGCACCAGGAACTGTATTGCATGCGATGAATTTGCATAGCGTTCAGGGCGATTGTGGACGACCTTGGATGATTACTAGCGGTGAATGTTTGCATAAGATCGCTGCAATTCACATGGCCGCTACTAACTGCGGAACTTCGTATGGCGCTTTCGTCACCCAGGAAGTCTTGAAAGGAGCTATTTCCTCCTTGCAAAGTGAATCAGATCAAGATCCCATTTTGACAGGACCTGGAGGTGTGCGAGGCCCCAACGTAGTACAATGGAGAACCTTACGTTTCAATGAAAGAGTTCATGTTCCACATATTACGAAGATATCTGAAAGCCCACTGTCTGAGTTCTTAGTCGAACAAGGGTTCAAGCCTGAAAAGGCTCCAGCTCCCTTGGTCGGCGGAGATCATAGAGTGGAACCGGAATACAGAGAAAATCCGGCGCTAATGGCTTTCAATCATCGTTTGGAAGCGAAAGTACCACCTGCTGACAAAAGAACGTTGGAACTCTCGAGACGTCAAATGAAGCGTTATCTCAAGGAAAATCTCACATGGCCTATAGAACCTAGAATTCTCACGACCCAGGAAGCGATTTCTGGGGTTCCTGGCAAGCTTGCCAGTGTGACGATGGCTAGTTCTCCTGGATGGCCTTTGTTGAAACAATCTGACAAACCAGGCAAAAGATCTTTCCTGGAACAAGAGTTTGACGGTGAGAATTTCCATTGGAAACCGACTCCGGCGCTTTTAGAAGAGCTTGACGTTTACGAAGAATATCTTTTGGACCCGGAAAATGTGGAAAAACCTGATGTCCGCTGGTTGATGTACACCAAAGATGAACTGCGAGTCCACGACAAGATCAAGAAAGGAAAAGTTCGTCTCACAGCGTGTGGTCCTTTGGCTCTTTGGGTCAAAGCTCGAGAAATGGCTGGCAGCTTTATGGCCGCCGTCAATTTCTCTTGGAAAACAACAGGCTACGCGGTGGGATGCAACCCTAATTCCTGGGACATGCACTTCATCCTCGACCGGCTGACGGTTTACAATGAAGAACTCTTTGCTGGAGACGGCAAGGACTGGGACATC